TGGCGCGCCGAAGAAAACTCCACCCTGCGCAAGGTCCGATCACTCCCCGTGGAAGATACCGAGGTCCTCGCCCACATCCTCAGCGAACAGGGTGAAGTAATCTCACTCTGTCCCTTTGGCAAGTCGCTCTACCGCGCCGAGACTGAACTCTGGCCAACTAACATAACCCAGAACGAGTCACTCCTTGACGGTTGGCAGACTACCGCCGCAACCATTCGCTCCTGCAAGTTCGTAGTGACTGTGGACACCGCCATCGCTCACCTCGCCGGACTATGTGGAGTCCCGACCTTGCTCCTGCTTCCTTGCTCCTCGGACTGGAAGTGGGGCACTGCGGTGAACACTCCTACCGATCCTTGGTACGGCCCGCACGTCCACTACTTTCGCAATCCAGACCCGTTGAAGTGGAACGTGGAAGCGGTCATGGAGGCTATATGTCAAACAGCATTTCAATAGATACTCGTCCTTTTCCTTACCTGGTGATACCTTTGAAGTGCCCACTTTGTAACTGTGTGCTACGCTCCGATTTCACTAAAGGATTTGGTGAGGTACACGTGCACAAGTTTTTGGCAGTGGGCACGGAAGGCTGTGCGAATGAAGGGCGCAAATTTGTTGTAGGGCATGATTTGCAAGTGCGTGAACTCTTATGAGAGGCAGACCGCCGTGCATTCATTGCGGTTACATCATCGGGCACGCCAAGTGGTGTAAGGCTAAAAAACATGGGCGTCATTAAAGGCTATCTATACCGCGTTGTTATGAAGATAGCGCACCGATTTCATTGGCATTACGCGCCGCCGATTTATCCTGACGGAGACATGCAACTTTGGTGCAAGTGGTGTGGATTACGCTATACACGCAGGTGCGTCTCACGACCTTCGGATAACACTTACGACAAAATGGGCAATGCTGAGTTTGAAACGTTGCCGCAGGAGATGAAGACAGGCCTATAACGTGTACCATCCGGACATCATCCAGGCCAACGTCGATCGCTATCAGGCCCGCCTCAACCTCAAGGCCCGCCAGTCTCGCGACCCTGAACTCGAACGCCTGGACCTGCAATACCACTCGCTCATCGAGGTCAATCAAGCCCGCTCTTACTTCCGCGAACGCGAGCAGAAGCATCAGTACGCCCTCGAAACCGATCCCAAGACTCCTCCCATAACTTGGGACCTTCAAGAAAAGCGCTGGATTCGCAATGAACGCATCATGTGCCGCCTCGACTTCCAGTACTTCGCTACACGCTACGCCTTCATTCGCTCTGATGATGGCCGTTTGCTCTTGTTCAGCCCGAATATCGCGCAGAGGATCATCCACACGATGCGCGCCGAGAACGAACTCAAGCAGATCGCCATTGCCAACATCGACCTCAAGGCCCGGCAACTAGGCGTCTCGACCGACACCGAGATCTGCGTCCAGCATCGCGCCCAGTTCTACTCGCACACTAACGCCGTCGTGGCCAGCAGCGACCCAGACAAATCCACCAAGATGGCCGGCATGATGGAGCGTGTCCTCGATAATCAACCCACCTACCTCCGCCCCAAGACCCGTCAGGTCCAGGGTGAGCTGATCGAGTTTCCTCTCCAGCACTCCTTCATCTCGATCCAGCATGGTACGCAATTCACCGGCATCTCCCGAGGTGACACGCCCACAGTCGCCCACTTGAGCGAACTCTGCGACTTCGACAATCCTGAGGACCTGGTGGACGCCTCGCTCATGCGTGCCATGCACGACTCCCCGTGGATGTTTCTGGTCCTCGAATCCACCGCGCAAGGCCGCCGCAACTGGTGGCACAAGTCCTGGGAGCATGCCAAGGCGAACTGGTCCTCAGGCCGCAGTCGTCTCCGCCCGATCTTCCTGCCGTGGTTCGTCGGCTCAGATCTATACCCAACCGACACTTGGCTCCGCGCCCGCCCCATTCCCTTGGACTGGAAGCCCGCCTCGACTACCATTGCCCACGCCGAGCGCGCGCGCAACTACGTTCGCTCGAACAAGCTCCTCACTCAGTTCCTGGGCGCCGATTGGGCCATGCCCTACACGCAAATGTGGTTCTACGAGGTAGAGAGAGCGGAGCACCTAGCCAAGAACGAGCTGAACAAATTTCTACAGGAGATGCCCGCCGATGACCTCGAAGCGTTCCAATCTACCGCGATCTCTGTATTCGATACGGACACTATCTCTTGGTACCGAGACGAAGCCGGAAGAAGGACTCCTCTTGGTGTCTATACAATCCTCGGTGATGACATTCCAGATCGACTGCGTATCCCCGAGCGACAATGGGACCAGGATAGACCTTCTTTTACGGTTAAGGCTAACTGGTCCCCCGGGCAAACCTACGAGTACACCTTCCAGCCAATCCAGTGGGACGGCTACTCGACCGACGACGGCCTCGGCAAAGTCTACATCTACGAGCACCCGCAGGACTACGAGAACTACGGGTTCGGCGTCGATACGTCGGACGGGCTCGGCCAGGACCGCTCGGTAGTCTTCGGCCTGCGCAAAGGCGATCTTCACCGTAACGATTTCCAGTGCGTAGAGTACGCCAATCCCTATATTAACGCCTTCGATCTCTGGCCGATCTGCATGGCCCTCGGCACCTATTACTCGGTCAAAAAGGACGGCATGCTTCACCAGCCCCGCATGGCGATCGAGTGCAAGGGCAACGGGGAGGCCACCCAGAACGAGCTGCGCAAACGTGGCTGGACCAACTTCCACATGTGGGTCCGGTACGACACCAAGCGCATTCGCAAGGGCAACGCCAACAAACTCGGCATCTTCACCAACTACTGGTTCCGTACTATGATGATGGACTGGATCATCAAGTTCCTGCGCGATGGCTGGCTTGACATCTGCTCGCCGTGGTTCGTGGTTGAGATGGAGGACTTAGAACGCGGCGAAGAAGTCCAGGAACTCAAGGCGACCTACGGCGGGCACGACGACCGGATTATGGCGTGCGGGATGGTCCTGCTCTCGCTCTACGACACCGAGATCCGTACCGGAGGCAAGTCGCCCGGCGTCCAGCGAGTCCTCCTAGCTAAGCAAGGCGAGAAGTATTATCCAACCTACGATGAACAGACTACCTGGCAGACTCATGACAAGCCCATGGTCAACTCGCCTATGGAAGCCTATCTGATGGCGCCTAACGACAAGGCTTGGGCCAAAGGAGACCCGAGGAGTTATTTGTTTGGCGGGCGGCCCGAACCTGAGGCACAATTTAGTGAATATGATCTGTAGCGAGTGCGGCCATGAACTCCAAATCGGCGACTACCCCTTCTGCCCTCACGGCTCTATCTACCCCGGCCACGCGCAGCGATTTGATCCGATCGTTGTGCACGTTTCGTGTGAAGGAGACGGCGGGTATCGCTTCCCTGCTGCAGTCGATGCCCCTGTCCCCGCCGGATATCGAAAGGTTGAAATCCGCACGATTCAGGAAGCTGATCGCGTCAGTCGAGAAGTCAACCGCCGCGAGGATGAGACCCTTAGGTCAGTTCAACAGCAATCAGACGCGAGCCGCCAAGCGGCTCGATCGCGTAACCAAGCGTTCATGAACAACATGAAGGAGCGGATGTCACCTAAGGGCAGGCAGTTCCTGGACCAAGCACGAGAGTACCAGGCCATGAAGGACAAGGAGCGCGAGCAGTCCAGGCCTCGTGGTACCAACTTCCACATGGACGTGTTTGCCTACGACTCCAGCAATCGCGAGCAGTACAGGGACGAAAGGACCGGATGGCGGGGACGAAAGGGCTAACGTGACAATCGCGCAACTTGTCCACGAATTACAGCAGCTCGATCAGGGCAAGGAGATCCTGGCTAAGTTTAGCGGCACATGGTACGAGGTTAACCTGACCTTTGCGCCATGTGCGAACTGGCCAGAGTACTTTGTGCAAGTGGAAGCGCTGAGCCCTAAGACACATGAAGGCTACTAACACTACTAGCGTCTACCGCCTGGCCTTCCCCTCCACGCGCAAGGAGGTCGAGTCCGAGTATCCCAGCATGTCCGCCAAGGCCAAGCGGCTGCTGACCGCCCTGCGCGTCAAACGTCAACGTCGCGAATCTGCTCCGCAAGGTGTAGACTACAAGCATGCCTAACTACGGCGGCTCCTCCGATTGGCGCATTCCGCCACAGTACAACTACAAGGGCGAACTAACCTCCTCGGACACCAAAATCAGCTGGCTTAGGGAGGTCCTCGGTGAAGCTGAGAATTATCAACGCACCCAGCGTTCCTACATTGACATGGATCGTGCTCTTGACGTTGTGGCGGGCGTTAGTGCTGCTGATACACGCCAGGCGCGCACCCTCTCTGGCGTTCGTGTCAATCGTGCGAAGCGTAATGTACGGGAACTTGTCGCGACACTTAGCAATCTCCGCCCCATGTGGGGCTACAAAAACGACAATCACGCCTACGATCGCCAAGCCCTGATCCTCAACAAAATGGTGAACGCCTGGTGGCTGAACACCTTTGCTGACCGCGCCATTCGCAAAGCCCTCCAGTACACCTTTGTCATGGGCTCGGGCTATGTGTCGCCAGTCTGGCGCCGGGACTTCTGGGCCACCGGCCGTGGCGACATTCACCTCAACGTCTACGGCCCGCGCGACGTGCGCGACGATCTGTCGATGAACGACTTCCTGCGCGAGTACCTCGGGATGACCGGCACCAAATTCGGCTGCGGCGTCGCGCAGTGCTTGAGCTGCGCGGTGATCATCGATAATCCCGACGGCACGAGCTATACCAGCCCGACCTGCATCGTTGCCG